GTGGCGTACCCCTCAATGGTAACAGGAAAGGTGTCCAAAACTATGTGGCAAACGTGTCCCTGATGGAGACTTGGGTTGCTGAAACATATACTGGAGCAACACCAACGCAGATGGCAAAATCTGCAAATAATGATTATAAAAGAATTAATGAAGCTTTCACACCGTGGTGGAGTGGTAGCTTCGAAAGATAAAAAGATATGGCAGCGTCAGGACTTTTCACCGTACAACAATTTATCAACAGGGGTGTCATCAAGCTCGCCCCTGATGTGTTGATATACATTAACGGTAGTTTTGGAAAAAGAATACTGACACCAGTTGCTTCCACTGACCAATCCATCAGTTTTAAGGACGGGATCACAAGCCTGAACATTCAGAACACCATAGATCCCCCCGGTCAGTCCACCGCAACATTTCAAGTTGCCACCCCAATATACGGAGAAGGCTCTAATTATTGGGTGCCCATAGACGACACAGACACGGGAAGAACCTACCGGGTGCCCATACTTGTCCCGATGATGGAAGTGAAGATTTACCTGAAGGGCAGGTTTCTCTCTGATGGTGAGCCAAGATACTATCCATCATTTTGGGGCCTTATTAGTGCAGTGGAAGAGAACTATTCTGGAGGCCTGTATACACTGAACGTATCATGCGTAGACATGCTTCATTGGTGGCATTGGAGTACCGTGAACGTGCATCCTGTTGCAGCAGAAAGCATTGCCGTTGGAGGCGATCTGGAGTTAACGGCATTTGCCACCATTTTTAAGGAATCAGACCCCTACACCATCATCTACCGTTTGACAGAACTCATGGGGACGAGTCTTTTCGTTCCTCCGACTTGGGTAGGACAATTGTCAGATCAGAAACAGTCGTTCCCAGATGTGGCCATTTCAGCCGTCAATAATAGAATCATGAAATATTGGGAGGAGCGTTTTAAGTATTCCGGGTCACTCTTAAAAATGTATGGACTATCAGGCCGTGAGGTTACTGTCACCGCTAAGGGCAAAGGAAAAGATAGAACATACAAACTCGGTCAGATTTTACCCAACGGAAAAAAGGTGCAATCTACTGCGGTGACCGTGCAGGAACTTGGAAGAGACATTTCCACCAGTGTTTATAATGAGGACAATGCCTTTTTAAACAATATGTACCTGCAAGGATTCCCAGTGTTTCATGAATTTGATAAGATGGGAACATGGGAAACTTCAGAATATATGACCAAGCTGGAAATAGCAACACAGATAAGGGATCGTGTCGAATATGAATTTTTCCAAGACGTGAACGGTAATTTTATTTTCAAACCACCGTTTTTCAATATGAACGTCAAGCACACGATGCCGTACGTTATCAAACCCAATGACATCGTAAATAGTTCATTCCAGATCGAAGCAGAAGGCATTATAACTTCGATGGAAGTAAAAACTCCTTTCCATCCTGCTTTAAGGAGTGAACAATATCCAAGCGGTATTGGGTATCATATTGATGTAGACCTTGCCAGTAAATACGGGATCCGCCATAGAACTCTGCAATCTCAGTGGATTTTTACCCCTCAAGCTGCAAACCAATTGGCTTTGGGGTATATGGCTCTCATCAATTCCAAATGTACTACAGGGAGCTTGACCCTTCCGGGTCGTCCGGAACTTCGTATGGGATATCCCATCTATATAGACCATAGAGATTCGTTTCATTATGTTAAAGGCATAAACCATGCCTTTGATTTTGGGGGTTCTTTTACCACCACGCTATCTCTTGAGGCCGAACGCGTGAAGCGCTATGACGATAAAGGTAATGTTCAAAAGGATATGGTCTATCATTTTTTGGGCACGGAGGCTTTGTTAGAAGAAAGCGCTATTGTGGAAAAGACTTGGGATCAGAAAGGTAAAAAGTTAGCTTCTAACAAGTCTTATGGGGTGGCTCAGGGGCGTTATGAGATCGTACCGAGAAAGAGTCTCACCGTCACTACCGGAAATAATGAAGAAACGTCCGCCGAATCATTTAAAGCCGCCACATCTGTATCGGTTCCCTTCACCGATGAAGAGGGGTATAAACTCATTGGGGGCTTCCGATATGGGCGTGATTTGCCCTATAATTTTGAACGAACTATGTTCGTCATAGATGATGTTGCGGGGTATGAGCGTGAATCAGCCACTATGGGCATTCTGCATAAGCAACAAAAAAGGGTTCGTTCGAAGGATTCCTATGTTGATCTATCCAAAAGCACTGTCAATGCTAACGCACAACAGGTTGCTTCCTCACAAGCTCAGACGGACACGGCCATGGTAGCCGGAGCCACTTCCCAAGAGGCTTCAGCTACCGGAGGGACTGCAGGGCAATCTACGGCACCCAACACCAAGGGGGGTGTCAATGATTCTAAATGGCAATATGAAGGCATTATTCTTTCTTACCTGGATGATTATATAATTGATAACGGGGATGGGTCAGGAGAGTTTGGAGAAAAAGTAGAGGCTGAGATCCGGGAGGCCAATACGGTAGTCAATCCATCAATTAAAGAAACTCATAAGAAATCTCCCAAGATCTTGGCGGGTCAGACGAAGAATACTCAAGTGGAGGTTAAGACCAATATAGACTACACGCCCCCTGGACAGGATAGTCTAGCGGATGCTTGGAGCCGTGCTGTAGAACAAACTTTTCGAAGAGAACCTGAATAGGGACTAAATAATGGGATTTGACGGAAGAATATTTGGTAAAGGAGAAAAGCCTCACGTTGCTCATCGGAGCTATCTTGATCTTATTAAGTATATCAAGATAGGGAAGGTTGAGGCTGTTGACCCTGACCGTCTCGTCATGATGGTTAGTTTTGGAGAGGGTGAGTCAGGTCCGTCTATCGAGATGCCAATCACCTTTCCCTATGCAGGTCCTAGTGGCATTTTTGGGCCTCTCCCTGAGAAAGGTGCCAAGTGTATCTGTGGAGCCTATGATGAAGGAGACGGTACGCCAAGACCTTTGGTGCTTGCGTATCTTCCCACCGGTCTGAAAGAAGGCTATGAATTTAATCGGGTTAAAAACACTCCTGATGCTCTCCCCTCTGGCGATGATAACAGGATTATGTATCGGTTCAAGCCCATGTCCAAGGGTGACGTGAACATGACCTCTCCGGAAGGTGGTGGGATTTCTATAAATAAAGGAGCCACTCTATCTGACTATCTTAATGATTCAATCACGGTGCGCCCGTCAGATCAATCCATCATATCCACTTCAGTGAACAATTTCATTTTTGCCGATGGCGTATCCCTGAACATGGGTCCGGCAATGAGAAACAGCAAGGTACTTCTTGATGGTAATGGAGCCAGAATAGAAGGAACTCTTTGTCGGGAAACCAGCCTTTCAGATGGCCGTGAGGCAGTCTACATAGTACCACACGGAAAAAAGATTGATGCAAACACTCAATACTATTCCGAGTTCCGGGTGGATGTAGATGAACTCTGCGATGGTGTGCTGGACAATAACGATATCAACGGCATCAGTGTCGTGTCTACCCGAAACCCCATTGCCACACTAACTTTAGGCAACTTCATCATGGCAGATCCGTCTGATCCGAGTTATGGGGATGTGGTACGGCCAATACTTTTTAATTCCATCGATGATGATACTGGTTCTTTCGACTTGGTATCGTGTACCCAAAATAAGGGCGTTGATGAGGTTTCCAGCATAGGATTAGCTTTCGCGGTCTATGAACCACAAGTGGGCGGATTTATGGGGCTGGATAAAGAAGGCCATTTTTACATGAACCTTCCAGGTTCCAGCACCTCCAACCCTTTGGGTGCCGGGCGATCTATGTCACTTCTGGCTTCAGGTAATTTGAAAGAAATATGGGGTGGTGCTCCTGAAGATAACAACGCTTGGGATCTCACGGCAAAGGGCGGTATCCGTTGGTCGGTCGGGACTCACAATGAACTTGGTGGGGGCAACAGCATAGAGATCAGGGCTTCTGGCAACACGTATGTCGAAGCCGGAGGAAATCAGATTGAGAAAGTATATGGCCATAGTACGGCGGATATTACAGGGGGAAAGACCGAAACCGTTGGAGGTCAGTACGACCTGACTGTTGTGGGTCTGAAGAAAGAGACGGTTTATGGATCGTCACAGGGCAAATTCATGGCGGACTATTCCATCCACACCTTTGGTAAATTTGCTGAAACGGCCATGCTGGAAAAACAATGCAAATTTGGTAAGAGAAAGACATCTATCGTAAACAATGATGAAACCGACATCACGTTGGGCAACCTGACGGAAGAAATAAAAGTTGGGCAAAGAAAGACCACCATCACAACAGGGAGCATCGTCAATAATATTACAACAGGGAACATGACTAATTCCGTCAAAACAGGCAAGTACGGGGTTGATGTAAAGGCTGGGAATCTTAATTTTGCAACCAAAGCAGGAACGGCTCGGTTGGAGTCTAAATTAGCAACCACCATCGCAGCATTATCTGTGGTAGCTGAAGGATCAACCGTTAAGCTCGGGAAAGGGCCTGCCAAAAGTGGATTAGTTACCGGAGCTGGCGCTAAGCCAAGTCATTTTGATTATGTCACAGGATCTCCTCTCAAGGGCTCAGTAACCGTAACGAGTGCCTGATATGCCGTTGGTACCCACAGCAGTATCTGGATTAATTAACGCCAAGGCGGCTTCTTTGACGCTTGCAGGGAGTAAGCTGTCATCTCTTGTATCAGCCATATCCAGTGCTGTGTGTACTTATGTTCTTTCGGTGGGGACTTCAACGAGCACAAACATTGTGCTTGGTCCTGGAGCTGGAACCAAAACCGGCCGTGTAGTTGGTCTGGTATCATCAAGCATGGCACAGCTCATGACAGCCAAAGCGGCATCAACAGGGATGGCTGGTAGGGACATATCCAAACTGTTCAATGCGATTTCTTCTGGAATAGTGACGGGATTTAATACAGTTATTGTACAGGGTTCCGTAGTCGGCGGTGGGCCGGGGAGTGGCACTGGTAAGATTTTAGGCCTTGTTCCTGCGGGTCTTTCAGCGATCATTTCTGCTCAGAGTGCAGTGAGATTGTTAGCAGGACGGGATTTGAATAAACTTTCATCGGCCATAGCTTTTGGAGCTTGCACGCATATCATGGCTAATGGTACCGTGACTTTCACCTGTGTGGGGGTGGCTGCAGGGCCTCCTGCTGGCCCGGTAACTGTTCCGGCCGCACCCGGGATAGGGAGATTGGTATAGAATATGGCTTTGACCCTTGCAGAAATAAAGATGCTCGAATCAGTAGATTTAAGCTCATATGAGATCCGGGGGGCAAAATATGGCATTAATAATGCTCGCTCCACGGGTTCCGTATATGTAAGTGGCCAATATATTCCCTCAAGCAATGAGCTTCAGACCTATGGAGTGTTCACGGCTTCTGACTCAACAGTCAGAGGCATAGGATTCTATCCCCCAGATTCGAGTTTCAATGCTTCTCAATTTTTGGCAGGGGATACGATACAATTTGATGGAACGGCATTCTCAGTGGCTGGCGTGGTGGATACGACCAGTATTTCCTTGACTGAGGCGCCAACCTTTTCGGCTAC